AATACGCAGAGCACACACCAACAAAACAGCTTGCTTTAGAACTGAATACAGTGGAGTACTGTTTGCAAAGCGCACATTTCCGTGACGGGCACATGACATAAGATCAACCGTCACACGTTAATTCAGTTATACTGACGAAATTCAACATCGTGTAACCATTTCGACTCGTCAGGCTCATACTGCTTCTTGTAAACTGACCACGAAACAGTGCCACCACGAGGGCCATAATGACGACCGATTCCGAGATTAAGTTTCAAAACATCTTCATAACTTGGAAATTCCTGAGGCACTTCAACACCACTCTGTTTCTCTTTGTCACGAATATAATCATCAGAATATTGCCAAGGGGAGTGATCGCCAGAGTCGAAATTGGAATAATCTTCTTTGGCACGCCTCTCCAGGAAGTAATAAATTTCTTTGAGCTTTTCATAGTCTTCTTGACGAACAGCAAACAAATAAGCAATCGCAGACGCCCTTTTCATAAGGTCAATAACAGTCAATTTCCTTGCACTTGAATTGAATACTTTTGAGCACAAAATCGGCCTGAACGGACGGTACAAAACGATTTTATCTTTATAATCTCCATCTTCATAAACTTCAAGTATACCATATTGATATTGTAAGAAGACAGGAGCTGAAGGATCAATTGTACGTCCTTCACGATTAAATAGTTTAGTACAAACATAATAATCTTCTTCTTCAATTATCATATTGAAATTCGTGAATATAAATTCACAGAATTTCTTAACTGGAAAACCGTCAGGATGCTTCTTTTCAACCCATTTCCTACGAGCATTCATAAACACATCGTCACCGTACACTTGAGTTGAGGTGTTCCGTTTAATTTCACGGAAACTCCTCTCACCCATAACGACGAGCATAGCAACGCGTATCACAGACAAATTTATAATTGAATTTAACAACGCAGTGAGATAATGACCACTAGGCAAAATGCCGGAAACAAATATCAACTTTCCGTCATAAGGAGAGACAAAAGCTTTGTTAACTAATGTCTCAACCAATATTGAAAATATCATGACGTTAAATTTGTAATCAACAGTACCCACTTCACCTAGGTCGTACTTGTCCATCAAGGCCTCAACAGCAATTCGAATAACCCAGTGCCTTAACCTCAAATCAAATTTTTTATAGTCCCAATGCATGACTATAAATTTTTCCATAACTTCCTTTTCCAACTCGTCAGGATTACGACCATGAGGGTCAATACCAAAGGCTTGGCGAAATTGAGCTTCGCCACTACCAGGCATGACAGCACCAATAGCTATCTCACACGGCTTCTCAAAAGACCCAATCCCGGTGTTAAGAAATACTGAAAACAACATCTTATTAAGAACAAACAACATTATCGTGTATGAATAAAAGAATCTGGCTCCAAACCTTGAATTTTCAAAATCACCATTAGCATCAACTTTGGCACCTTTTATCTCAACTTTGGACGCAATTTTAACGATTTTTCCAAGAAAATTTTCAATATCGTGATATGCTTGAGTCTCCTCACCAATGTGAATTCTATCTTTCGCATGCTGGAAATTGTAAACCATAGCCTGAATAATATCAGGATACGCGGAACCTTTATTGTGACCAATAGGTATACCACCAACCAAGCCCACTGTTGATTCTTCGGGAATAACGGTGGGGTATATAGAGGCGTCACAAAAATCGGGAACTCGTAAAGTTTTATTCTCGATCATAGAAAGATCATTAACGACATCAATAGCAGCTAATGCAAACAACCTAATTATAGGTTCCGAAGTGAAATCCTTAGGAGGGACATTCAAGTTAAGCATTAACTTGAATGTTCCT